TGCCACCAGAAAATGTCTTTAGTCCAATATAAAAAATCACCAAACCAACGAGGGCAGTGATTACGGGATTTCCTAGATCCATTTTACTTACCTTTTTCCAAAGTTTTGTTTTTTTCATTTTAATCTTCTTTTCCGTCTGGATATTTTAAATAGTATGCTTCTTCAAATCCTTCTTCTGCATAAACAGATCTTTCGCAATTACCCCATAGTCTTTTAAAGTAACCATTGGCACTTGACAATACTGTAGCTTCATCGCCTAAATGACCCTTAACGAGCCAAAATAGCCTATGAGCTTCCTTATGATCCATGTTCCAACGCTGGAAAGATTTTACTTATAGCTTCTGCACAAGCTGCAGCTAACTCAATATGTTCTTGTTGAGTACCATTGGCTGTTCGTAATTCAATGTAATGAATCCAACTTCGAATAGTCCCGTTGACGTATAACTTTGATGCAGTGTTGCCTTCAGGCAATACACATCTTGCTTGTTCTTTTGCGATTCCATTTTCAATTGCCCAATCATATGCTTTCATTGCAGCATACCATACGTTTCTTTGATGCTGCTCCCATGCAGTTAATAATCTTGCATCATCAGTTACTATACTATTTTGTCTATTCTTAGGATCTTGTAGTCTACCTCTACGAATTACAATAGAATCATTAAGATCATGGACATTAGCATACCGCTGAGAAAACTCTTGAAATGAAAACGACCTGTGTCTGAGCATTTGTCTTGCAATGTCTCTTGTCGTTTCGACTTCGACACAGGCTGATGCCATTTCGAACGGCGACCAGTGTTTGTGCTTGATGAGGTATTCAAGTAATTTCTTAGTTGTCTTCGTGTTAAGTTGGTTCGACGGATTGGAGACACGGGCGCAATACGCGATGAGATCCTGGATATTGTCTAATCCTCCTATTGAAAGTTCACCGGTATGAATCCGGCTTGTCGGTTGTGAATATGATACGAGTCTAGCTTTCATTGCATTCCTTTAAGTAATTTCCAAGTATGTTTCCAACAATCTACGTGATAGTTTGTACCTTTTGTATTTAGTACTGCTAGTGGATAATCATTTCCACCTTCATCCATTTTATCACCAAAGAAATGAACATCATAACCTTTAAAGTCATCTATCACTTGTCCTTTATTCGAGCCTCTTGGAAAAATATCCAAACCAGTTTCACCAGCTACTAGAGCTTCAATGTCAGGAAATTTAGAGTTAAATTCTTCGGCGATTATTCTTCTTTCATTCTTATGTTCATCCCATTCGCGATACATAACTCTTTCTTCGAAGTTACAATTACGACCTACGATACTAAAGTTAACCATACCAGGTCGTTCATCTAGATGATGACCAGTTTTTCTATAGAATCCACTATCAGCTAATTTATCTAATAAGAAGAATGCTGCTGGATCAGGTAACTTCCATTCAGTTTTATATATCTCACGATCCTGTTCAAACACATGATTGCCTGAGCAATTGTAAACTCTATCTGCGAAATAATATACATCGTATCCAACTTGTTCAAGTGTCTTTACTCTGTCAGATCCAGTAATTAAGTATACTGCGTTATTCTTACAGAACTCTATAAAAAACTTTTTAAAGTCACTATCCATCTTTTGTCGACTAGGTGTAAGTGTACCATCAACATCGAATACAAATAAACGTTCCACTTAAATATTCCAATCTTTAAATTTACTCATTCCTTCACCAGCTGCTGTCTTATCATATACGGGTGTATCATCTGTAAGCGTTTGCTCATTAGGATCTACATCATATAATCTCATTTTACTACGATCAACTCCAATAACAAATCGTTTATTTTGTGTTGGATCATTATATCTATTCTTTAATTGCTTGACCATCATTTGGCCTAGCTGTTGGAGTTCTTCTGTTGAAATGAGTGCAAACATGAGGTCAGCGGTAGCGGGTAATCCAAAAGACTCGCTCGTATCTTCAAGCCCAACATCCGAGTTACTATAACCAGAACGAGTCGTTTGTGTTGCAGAGAAGATCGGTAGGTCGAACTCCACTGCAAGGCCACGTAGTTCTTCAGCAATTGCTTTAATGTAATTGTATGAATTGATCGATCCTCCCATACCTTTCATTCGTGAAGATGCACAGATATTTAAGTAATCAATAAAAATAATATCAGGTACAAATTGACGTTTAAGTTTTAGTTCGTTTAACAAAGCACGAAAGTGTCCAGCATGAGCAGAGCCAGTTGGATATTCTTTAATGATTAGTTGTCCAGTAGTTTTAGTTGACAACTGTTTTACTTTTTCAGTAAACATTGTCTTAGGCATTGACTCGAGTTGATCGATTGGAACATTTAATAAGTTAGCATCGATACGTTCAGCAATACGTTCTTCTGCCATTTCCATAGTAATGTATAAAACATTCTTACCGTCAGTTAAAGCACTAGAAGCAACATGGCACATGAAAAGAGACTTACCCACACCAGTACCAGCAAGAGCGATGTTAAGTGTTTTGTTTGGAACACCACCTTTAGTGATTGTGTTAAAGTATTCCAAATCGAACGGGATTCTTTCTTCTTGTTTATTGTAGAAGTCCCATCTTTCCTCAACATTTTTAATATAGTCATGACCAACATTAGTGTCAAACGCAACTCCTAAAGCTTTTTGCAATAAATCAGGAAGTGCACCTTTGCTTAAAGTTTCATGCTTACCATCAATAATAGATATTGATTCCATAACAGCATTGTATATGGCTCGATCTTGGCACCATTTTTCTGTGTTATCAAGTAACCACTCTTCATCTATTTTTTCTTTTGAAAATAATTGAGGTAGCAGATCTACCGCTACAGTGTAGTTCTCACCACCAAGTCTATCAGATTGATCTAATTCAATCTTAAAAGTTTCAGATGTTGGAAGCTTATTATACTTTCCAACAAACTTACCAACTTCTCTAAATAGTATTCTGTATATGCCCTCAAAATAATCAGGCTTAACGAAAGGCAGTACCTTTCGCATATAGTCTTCATCCGTTAGGATGTTTCTTAAGATTGTTAACTCAAGATTTTGCTGCAAGTTTGCCAGCCTTTCTTAAATCTGCACGTATTTTGGTTGCTGAGATCGCGTGTATCTGTTCACCAAGATCATGCTCTGTAAATGTATAACCAACACCGCGTCCATATGCTATGTCTACAATGTTTGGTACCACCATTATAACATAATCGTGATGTTCTGTAAACCCCTCTTCAGCTAAATGATTAATAATATTTTGCTTTACATCCTCAACTATCCATGGATTATCATCCTGTCCGGGTACTCGTGAATTTGCTTCACGATTTTGTGGAACAGTTCTAATCATAATACAAACCTGACCTGTCATAGCATGAGCTCTTTTAAATAATTCTGTATGTCCAGGATGCCACGGCTGCCACCTACCAAGCATTTGGACTGTAGGTTCCATTGTATTAAACATTATACTTTTCCTTTAAAACGTTTGCAAATTCTATAATAGCTTCATCTGACATATAACCTTCAACTCTGAAATCACAGTCTTCTGGTTCTTCAAATATTTTATTTGTATCGTCATATCTACCAGACTCTATAGTATCCATCCATATAGTAATGTCAGCATCAAATTCTTTTCGTGTTTCTCCAGTAGGACAAACAAAATCGCAGATAACAGTACGAGCTCTAGTCGCTTCAAACGTAGCAATTGTATTCATACGTTCGCTTTGACGTCTACGACCAGCTGGTGTAAAGTCCCAATCATTGGCCATCTCTCTTACTTTATCTGCGTTGTACCATGCGCAGTTTAAATGCACATGCAATCTTTTTGCTAGGTGAGTTTTACCAGATCCTGGCAAACCCATTATTAATATTTTCATTCGATAACCTCCCATTCAGCTTCTTCGTCATCGACATCCTTTATTGCAACTGATCCATCTTTATTCTCCAATGAATCAACCATAATATTATGTAGGATATCTCCAGCTGTTTCTTGTAGTTCTACACTCTCAACTGTCAGTTCAGGATCAGGAGATGATATCAGTTCAAAATCAAAATTAATAAAGTGGTTACCGTCATCAGCTTCTTCGCCAATTGTAATAGCACCAAATTGAATTACAGATTCTATAAAGTCACCAGCTAGAATACGAACGTGCCACGATTTGCCACCATCATCTGGAATCAATTCATAAGTTTTATTCTCCTGGTGTTTCATCTACAATCTCATCCATTGATACTTCTGATTTATAACCAATAGTAAATTGCTTTTTAATAAATTCTTTGAAGTCTGTTTTTTCAAAAATGTCAAGCCAGAAGAATGCGCCTTCCGTTTCTCCTTGTCTTACTTTGCGACCTAACACTTCACCAGTTACAGGGTGCATTGGCTCGTACCAGCCATTACTTGGTTTATGTACGTATCCACCAGCTAGTGCTACATCAAGTAAACCTGAGTACTGCGCAACGCCACCCTCCCAATTAACTGTAATTGGTATTTTAGATTTTTCTTTTACATATCTCGATTTTTCAATATTAATTACAAAATCATAACCAGTCACCTCCGTACCTTTTTTATTTTGACGACGACCAAGAATCCAGATTGCATCTGCTGAATAGTAAATGCCAGTACCACCACCGACAATATCTTTTGGAAACAATCCGATTTCTTTATATGTATGATTCACAGCAAGCAATGGAATATTTTTCATAGCTAAGTAAGGTGTTGACATACGGAATAAACCTTTAAGTGCTTTAGCACGTGACATGTCAGCAACAGACTTTTCATTTAAAGCATCTTCCATTTCTTTCTTAGATGCTAAGTTACCAATTGAATCAATAACTACAATAACTTTATCATCACGGTCAAGTTCTTCTAATTGACCAATCAAATCAAATTTTAATTCTTCTACATTTGTAATAGGTGTATGTAATACACGAGAAGTATCAATATCAAATTGATTGAAGTATGCTTGAGGCGAACCAAATTCTGAATCATAAAATAGCATGACAGCTTCAGGATATTTTTCCATATAAGCTGCTGCCATAAGCAATGCAAATGAAGTTTTAAAATGCTTGGATGGACCTGCTAAGACTGTGAGTCCAGGTGTAAGTCCGCCATCCACGGAGCCTGATAAAGCAACATTGACCATAGGTACTTGTGTCTTTACCATATCTTTTTCGTTAAAAAATTTAGACTCAGAAAGTATTTCAGTATGTTTCAACTTACTATTCTTTTTGAGTTTATCCATAATACTCATAAACATCTCCTATGTTATGAATTAATTCTACCATATTTTCGTCTAAATGTAAACTAAAAAAATGCTTCAAGCGTGCCAGGTTTTTTTCTAGAGAATATAGTTTTAGTTTTATTATCCTGTACTACATATTCTGATTTAATCGTATCAGCTGTTCCACCTAAAAAGTCTTTTACATTTGCTGCCATATCCATAGCTGTAGTAACAGGTACGTTTTGGCAAATCATATTAAGATTTTTTAATCCACCTTGTAATTGAAAATCCTTTGGCATCTTCATAATGTCCAAAGCTTCACGTGTATTGATGTATCTATCTTGATCAGGATGAACTAAGCTATGAGGGAAATGACCTACAAACGCGCCGATATGATCTTTGCCAATCTCTGTCATTTTTCTCATAATGTTTTTACCAGCTTTTAGCTTTTCATACATGTATATGCATTTCTCTGAAAGTTTTTGGTGACCACGTTCTGCCATCCATTTACTCACTACACGATAATCACCACCATGATCTTCAATATAATGTAATGGATTAGTTGTTTTCTCAATCTTCTTAAAAAATTCTTGGTGTGTAATTCCACCATGCATTTCTTCAAGCACATATTGATAATAAGGATTGTCTGTAGGCTTTGCTTTATTATTCACCTGTTCAAACATAGGATCTTCTGTGTTGGTAGCAGAAGAACGTATCTGATCTTCAATCTTAGTATACGGTCTATTATAATATGAGAACTTAGGTACCTCATTACCTTTCCAAAAGAAATAGAATGCACGATCTCTTACTTGACTTAATCCATGGAGGATTGATTTTGTTTTGTAGATTGAGAAGACATATCCATTATCTTTTGCAATGGATCGTAATCTGTTAACAACTGGTTCTCCCATTTTACTAGCGAGCCGTGGAGCGTTTTCACCCCAGAACACAGTTGGTTGGAGGGATTCGAGCACATACTCTGCAGACTTGACCATCCAATCATTAGTAGTGCTATCACTAGCGCTAGTAGGACTAAGTGAACTGAGACCTGCACAAGGACAGACAGTATTGATAATATCAACTTTGCCAGGAGCAGTACCGCCTTCATCGAGAAGAACATAAGGCATACTATGATTATAATAATTAAGGAGCTGGTTATCATTTGCTTGAAAATCCTTGTACGATAAGATGTACTCGGGCCTAGACCCGAATACCTTTTCCATTGCGATTGTTTCTCCACCAATAAGTGGAACTATACTTGCATATTTAACCATAACTTACATTCTGTGCTAATTCACGTTCATCTTTATCGTAGTCTTTACGATACTTATTATTCTCTTCAATCACTTTTTCTAGTGTAGAAAATGATCCAGCAAAACTTGCAAACGCTGCTGTATCTTTTGGAAAGCAAGCACCGCCATAACCACGCTTGCCATCAAAACCAGGAACACGAGTGTGAGACTGGCCGATTCGACTATCAGTTCCAATTGCATTAATGATGTGACCAAAGTTTCCTCCAAAGTCTTTTACTACATCGTAGAATTGATTAAACCACAAGACTTTCGAAGCTAAGAAACAATTGATTCCATACTTAACAAAGCTTGCATCTGGTCCAGACAT